GGGAGCCCGAAGGCTCCCGACCAGTGCATATGCATAACACCGATTCTGCTAAACCGCCTTCCCAGGCGGCATGCAGTCTTATGCTGTCCATTTCCCTAAGGAAGTTCACGTGAGCTCAAAATCGCATACTCATACCTGGAAAAGGAAGGAGTGGCGTGACCCACAAGAGTCATTCCCCTCCGACCCTCCAGTCGAGCGTGTGTTGAGCAGTCAGTGGACTGATGATCTGATTATCGATGGTGGCAACCATGGTCCCGCCGTAAGGCGGGGGTTGTCCACGAACGGTCCAGATCTAGGAGGTGACTTTTGGGCTAAGAAGCGTCTCTATTCCGCGAGTTCTACTCTCGGAGGTGAGACTCACTTCGCAGCCTCGTCTAACCCTACCGCTACTGGCACCCCTCACGAGGTGTCCCAGCAGTGGATCTATCCAGAGGTACACAATGGGCATTGGCCTGACGACGACGGAAGCTCCGGCGCCCAAATGGACGCTTATGGAACAACCGCTATCGCCAGAACCGTGCCCACCAAACCTCAAGCTGACCTAGGATCATTTCTTGGTGAGCTGCGCGAGGGTTTACCTCGCGCGGTGGGGCTCTCCCTCACTGGGCGTGCTCGTGCTCGTAAGGCCCTAAATGCGGGCGACGAGTACTTGAACGTCGAGTTTGGGTGGAAGCCTCTCATCAGAGATGTCCGAGCCTTTGCGCGGTCTGTCCAGAATGCATCAAGCATCCTTAAGACGTATCACGCGGGGTCCGGAGTTCCTATCAAACGGAGTTACGAGTGGCCAATTGAACTCGACACTACGGTGGATACCCAGCCAATGTGGCTGGGCCCCCTCATGTCGGGCTATATGTACCGCTCTATCCCCTATGTGCAAGTCGAGCGTACTCTCACGAAGAGAGTTACTCGATGGTTCAAAGCGGTTTACACCTACTACGTTCCCCCTCCAGATACACCGGAGAGGTACTTGTCGGATGCTAACCAATTACTCGGGGCCAAGTTGACCCCGAACATGCTTTGGAATATTGCACCGTGGACTTGGGCTGCGGACTGGGTGAGCAACGCTGGCGATATTGCTGCCAACTTAACTTACCTTGGTACCGACAACCTTGTCATTCATCACGCGTACGTAATGGAGAGAACCGAAGTCACTCTCCGTCTGGCCTACAAGGGCTCTGGTGTCTATAAGAGCCATCCCGAGGAACAGATAATCGTGCAGGAATTTACTCTGCATAACAAACTACGTAAACGCGCGACACCTTATGGATTTGGTCTCAACTGGGACGGGTTCACCCCGAAACAGTTGGCAATCCTCGGCGCTCTGGCAATTAGCAGGACGTGACCCATTCTTCAGGTCGCGACACTGTCGCCAGGTAGCCCTAAGTCCACCTGAGAAGGTGGCACCCTCAGCCGGCACCCCGTCGGTTGTGGTTAAACCAAGGAGTAAATTGCTATGGCTCTTGCCGACCCCATTAGTCTCGCCCTTACGGGCGGGACCATCACTTTGCCGCGTGTTTCCGCAGGTGATGGTACTTCTACTTACCGGTCCTCGTCTGACGACGGGGGCTATGTCGAGGTGGTTATTAGCCACACTCGCGGTAAGCGGTACCGCCACGTTGTCCGTGTTAACACGGCTGCGGTTGCAGAGGATCCGATTTCGGAGACGAACGTGTTGTCGACTGCGTCTGTGACGCTGACGATTGACGCGCCAGTCACCGGGATCGCCCTGGCTGACCAGGTCGACCTCGTTGAGGCGATTGCTGGTTGGCTTACGGCTTCCTCGTCTGCTAAGCTCGTTGCCATTACTGGCGGTGAGTCGTAGACGAAGAAAATGTGATAGGGGCTGTTTCTCCCCGCGACCCGTACTTTGCTCAGAAATTGAGCAAGGGCCGCAAATTACGGTGGGAGACAGCTAGGCGAGAAGTCGTGGCCTTGGACTCTGGTATCCTCGAAAGGAATCAGATGAAAAGCCTCGTATTGCTTCTTGCAAGGGTGTTGGAGGATTCCAGCATCCGGTGTTGCACTAGCACCGACCGTGATCTTAATACAATCACGGCCCGAGTCGAACACGAAGGTGTATCGTTTTTGACGATCACCCTACCTACCTTTGGCAAGGACCTTGAGAAAGGTCTCGACCAGGGGTTTGTAGACTCAAACCTATTCACCGGCTTTCGGGCCAGTGGTGGGTCGTGTCTCCCTGCGTTTCTGCAAGGTTTCACAAGTCTGGTGTTCGATAAGTATACTGGTGTCCTTCTCGACGAGCCAAGCGTGGATGCAATCTTGTGCATTAGGCAGATCTCGTATCTGTTTAAGAAACTCGAACTACCATGCAGCGAAGAGCGCGTTAGAAACGCTTTTCTCAAGTTCGCCGAGTGCGACACTCAGGTTGCCCTCCAGGACGCAGCGGTTACCAGCAGAGACCTCACGGACTTTGCTGATGCTGTTGACATTGTCTGGGGTCGCCTATTCGACAAAGTGAATAACGATGTCTACTATGGCGACATACTTCCCAAACACGGTCCTGGGGCCACAGCCGATCGTCTGAAGGCAAATGCCAAATATGACAACAGGCTATGGACCCGAAGACTGGAAGATGCCGGTTTCTATGCCGGCGAATACCTCTTCCCGTCGTGGTCTCACTTCCTTGAGGATGAGACCGGGGCAATCTGGTTGGAACCCGAGGACGAGCTACCCGTACGGGTGGTCTCTGTCCCTAAAACGTTGAAGACTCCACGGATTATCGCCATCGAGCCTACGCACATGCAATACGTGCAACAGGCTTTGAAGGAATGCTTCGTGGACCACATCGAGAAGGATGACAACCTGCGCGATGTAGTCGGATTCCGGGATCAACAGCTGAATCACAGCCTTGCTATGCATGGCAGTGCAACTGGCGATCTTGCTACGCTCGACCTGAGCGAAGCTTCGGACCGTGTCTCCAATCAGCTCGTAACGTTGCTCCTAGCTGGGCACCCCTTCCTCAAAGAGGCAGTGGATTCCTGCAGGAGTCGCAGAGCTGACGTACCTGACCTGGGCATCATGCCTTTGGCCAAGTTTGCGTCTATGGGTTCGGCCCTCACGTTCCCGATCGAGGCCATTGTCTTCACGACGTTGGTCTTTCTAGGGATTGCGAGGGGGTCAAGGACACAGTTGACGCCGTCACTCGTAACAAAGTGGCGGCGCAGCGTGCGCGTGTACGGGGACGACATAATTTGTCCCCGGCATTTTGTGCTACCTGTGATTGAGACACTTGAGGCTTTTGGCCTTAAAGTGAATCACGACAAGTCCTTCTGGACCGGTAGGTTCAGGGAGTCTTGCGG